GCGTGCCGGGGCTGGGGGCTGAGGTGGCTTCGGTGGTGGTAAGGATCGAGCTATCGAGCGGGCCGTCCCGGAATTGAAAGCCGGTAACGCGGGAGGCGAGGACGCCGTCGATATAGACGTTTTGCTCGCCGTCGGACGGGCTTCCGCCGGCGGCGTTCCAGGTGTTGAGCTTGAGGTCGATCTCGATGCAGTACCAGCGGCCGGGGTAGAGGCTGGCGCCGAGGCCGCCCTGGTTGGAGGCGGATTGGTTGCGTTGGGCGGGATAGTTGTCGTAGCTATGGACGAATGGCGTGATGCCGGCGATCTCGCCCAGCTCGGACGGCTGGCTTTGCAGGCCCAGGCGATCCGACCAGCCTTTGTTGAGGCCGCCGACGCCGGAATTGCCGCCGTGGGCGGTCCAGTGGCTGGGGGTAATGCCCCACTTGCCTTGTACGGGGATGTAGAAGGCCGAGCCGCCGACGATGTTGCGGTACATCTTGAGGTCGGCCAGGGCGCCGCCCATGTTGGTGCCGAAGCGCGCGTAGAAGCGCACATAGAGCCGATCCAGGTTGCCGAAATCGGCCTCCGGGATGACCAGCCAGGAATCGGAGCCGAGGTCGCCGGAATAGCCGACGGCCGTGCCATCGGCGGCGGTTTGGCCGGCGATGTGGACGCGGATGGCGCCGAGGCCGGGGGCCAGCGGGGCGAAGCCTTCGCCGGCATAGCCGGAATCGACGATGGAGACGGTGCCGTCCGTGGTCTGGAGGGAGTTTTGCAGGAATTTCCCGCGCAGGCCGGAGGCGGGATTGCTGGAATATTTGGCCGGCAGGAATGACTCGTCGCCCCGGAAGGCGAAGGGGAGTTTCGTGGGGACGGCGGCGTCGCCGAGGCCGTAGATGTGCCGGGACCAGTCGGAATCGGTGTCCCGCTTGGTGGAGAGCGTGGGATTGCTCGAATACCACAGGAAGACGTCCGCGTAGGACATGCCGTCCAGAATGCGGAGGTTGTAGATGCACTCGCTATGAGCCTCTAGCCCGGCGTCGTACTGGTAGCTGGAGGCGATGCCGTCCTGCTCGGGGTTGGTGGTTTCGTGCGGATTCGCCAGAAAAAACTGGATGGTGGCGGCGGTGGCGTTGTGGCTGGAGACCGGAAGGGTCAGGGTGGCCGAGGTGACGGACTGGGTCGGCATCTCGAATTCCATCGCCGCCTTGCTGGTCAGGGAGACTTCCGGAGAGCCCAGGTGGGTGATGGCGCCGGCGCCGGTCAATTCGGCGCAGGCGAGGCAGGCCAGGGTGTCGGTGCTGGCGTCGGCATAGACGACGCTGATGTAGGGCAGCGGCTGGGTCGGGCTGTGAATGCCCCCCAGGCTTCGGGCGCCTGAGCCGGAGACGCGGACGATGTAGGCGTTCCACTTGCCGCGGGCGAAGGCGGCGTCGCAGCCGGCCTTGATGTCGGCGGTGTAAATGGCGGCGCCGCTGGTGACTGCGTTAGCGGCGACACTGCAGTGGGGCAGCGTGGTGGCCTGGGCGGTGCCGGCGGTATTGACCCAATCGCCTCCGGAGTTGAGCCAGGGCCACATGGCTGCGCGGTCGACATACTGGGCATCAGGCCCCAGGGCGCTATTGCTGCCGCCGTTGAGATTCCCCAGGTAGAATGGGACGCCGCCGGTCACGCCGGCCCGGGCGGCGGGGCCGTAGCTGGTGGCGGCGGGGTCTTTTACCATGACGACGCCAGGGGTCCAGTCGGTAAAGAGCCGCGGCTGGTCCGTCCGGTATTTTCCGACGATGGTCGAGGGCGTGATCGTGCGGCGTCCGCCGTGGACCTCGCCGCCCGAGCCGCAGGTGTAGACCTCCCCCATGGGCTACGCCGCTCAGGGGGTGTTGAAATTGATGGTCGATGAGTTGACCGTGAAGGTGCCGGCGGTGCTGCTGACGTCGGAGCCGAAGTCGTTGAGATAGACCAGGGGGTCCGCACTCGAGGCGCCGCCGAGCGCCGCGTAGCAGGCGAGGTAGCGGGCGGTGATGGTCGAAGTGGTCCAGCTCACGCTGGGATAGACGACCTGGGTGCGGTGGTTGGTGGTGTCGGTCGTGAACCAGGAGGTGGGATTGGCCGTTGCGCCGGCGGCGGTGTAGCCGGTGCCGCTGGCCTCGTTGGTGAGGTCGCTGCGCCGGGAATGAGTGCGAGCCGGGGTGTAGGACGACGTCAGCAGCATGCACTTGTAGGTCGTGCCGCTGGTGATGGTGCCGACCGCGACGTCGCGGAGGAAGCTGTCGTAAACGATGGAGGCGGCCTGGGCCGGAATGCCGAGGGCGAAGGCCAGAGCGGCGAGGAGAAGACGAAGGGAGTGCATGGGGGTCCTCACAGTTGGGTCAATTTGGCGACGGCGTGAAGGCCGTCTCCGATGGCGGTGGGTTTTTCGCTGACGCGGTAGTTGCCGGCGGCCAGGGCGACGAGGTCCCCGCGGGAGAGGTCGGGGAAATCGCTGGTCGGGTAGAACAGGACCGGCGCGTCGTCGATGACGACCCCGCCGAGCGCGGGGCCGCCATTGAGGTCGAGAATGCCGCGCCCCACGATGTCGGCGCCGCCCGCCCCGGGGGTGACCGTGACGGGGTCGCCGAGGATGCGGAAGCAGGGTGCTGCGAAGCGGGCAAAATCGACCATCGGCGCTTAGCGAATGACGCCGTCGAGAACCACGCGGGCGGTGGTGTCGCCGCTCGCCTTGGCCTTGGTCAGCGCACCGACCAGGGTGTTGCTGGTGGCGGTGGTGGTTAGGCGCTTGTTGGTGTCGTCCCAATACATCTTGGCGCCGACCGAGCCGGTGTCGGTGGAGAGAGCCGTGATGTCGAACACGCCTTCGCGGGCGAATTCTCCGGCCGCCCCGCTGACGACGTCATTGCAGGCGACGCCGAACAGCGTGCCGACGAGGGCGCCTTCGCCGGCGCTGCGGGCGTAAGGCGCGGTGAGGGTGAGGGTGTCACCTTCCTGAACGTAGTTTTTCATGGGATATCCTTTCGTGGGTGCGTTGATGTCGCCCAGGTCGCCCCGGGCGCGCTGGCATCAGGCGCCGGCGTTCTTGTAGAGGCCGCGGTAGTCGATGGCCTTGGCGGCGAAGTCAAGACGGGCTTTGAGTTCCATGCCATCGACTTCGAAGCCCTGGCGGGACTCCAGGTACACGCCCTGCTGGCCTTCGAGGTAGCAGTACTCGACGGTGTCGATCTGGCTGGGGTCGGCGGCCAGATACCAGGCCGTGGTGCTGTTGGCATCGAGGCGGCCTTCGACGACGACTTCCAGTCCGCCCTTGAATGGGTTGATATCGCTCGATTTGGCGCTAACAAAATCGGCGCTGGTGTACTGGTTGGCGATGGTTTCCTTGGCCGCCGGCACGATGAGGAAGCGCGGGGCCAGGTTCATGACCACGCTCTGCGGGGTCTTCTGGATCCGCATACCGGCGCGCCCGACGTCAAGGCTCGCCACGGAGATGGCGGTGCCGGTGCCGGTGAGGTTGGCGTGGGTAGCGTGGAAGAGCGCGACGCCATCGGCCAGGGCGGCATTGGCGGTCAGGATGCCGTAGACCGTATCGGACTCGTAATTGGCGGCGGCGGTGGCGAAGAGCTGCGGCAGACGGGTGAAGGCGGACAGGTCGTCATTGATGATGACCTGGCGCGTAATGCCAATGATCTTGCCGACGGTGGCGAGCTGGTAGGTCTCCTTTCCGTCGGTGACCGCTCCGCGCTTGAATTCTCCGTTTTCATTGACGGTTTCAAGGGCCGGCGCGTCCGACAATGCGACGCGGGTGATGGTCTTGAAATCGGCGGCGGTGGTTTCGCGCGCCCATGCGGTGAATGTGCGCGGCGCCGCCTGGTAGGCTTGGCGCAGGGTCTTGTTGGCGACGTTGGCGACGATGTTGGGCAGGTCGCTGGTGCCTTCGAAGGCGCGACGGGCGATGTCCTGCTTGTCCATGCCGCGGGTGCGGATGCCTTGACGCTCCAGACAGTCGCGGGCCAGTTCGATCAGGGTCAGGCCGCGGAATTCGCGGGCGCCTTCCGGCAGCGCGTTGCGGGGGCTG